ACGATCCTGCTGAACAAAACCCGTGAGGAGGTTGCTCGTGATAACGTTACTCAAGCAGAAGTGGATCGCATTACGAACCACATTGACCAACGCTTTAACAAGCTTGAAGCAAAGATTGACCAGCTTATTCAAAAGGGGTGAATAAATGACTCCAGCAACAAAAGCCGCATTATTTTTAGCTGATCGAGCTGGTATCAATGTCCCTCAGCCCGTCAGAATGTTGGCGGATCCTATTGGTTCTTTGATTGGCGCAGTAGCGCCTAGAGTTAATGATGCTTTGGGTGTAGCCCCCGGAACAGTTCAGGCTGTAGCCAATCCTAAAGGGTTCTTAAAAGATCTAGCCAAAGATGTTGGTAAAGATTATTTAAGAGAAAGAAGCGAAATTCCCGAAGAAGACCGCAGTTTTTCGTCGTCAGGTGGTGGCGGCAAAACTTACACAGATGATGAGTTAACTAGCGGTACTTCAGCATACAAACGTGGCGGTAAAGTTAAAAACACTGCCTCACGTCGTGGCGATGGAATTGCACAGCGTGGCAAGACCAAAGGCAGGTACTTGTAATGCCAAGCACAAGTAAAAAGCAACACAATTTCATGGAAGCGGTGGCTCATAACCCATCGTTCGCCAAGAAAGCAGGAGTCCCACAGTCCGTGGGGAAAGATTTTTCAGAGGCTGATAAAGGCCGTAAATTTTTTAAAGGTGGCGACATGAAAAAAATGAACATGGGTGGGTATGCTGACGGCGGCAAGGCTCACAAAGATGTCAAGATGGACAAGTCCATGATGCAAAAGGCCGTGAACAAACACGAAGGCCGTTTGCACAAAGGCTCTCCCATGACCAAGCTGGCTGGTGGTGGCATGGCTCCATCCAAGATGGGCGCAGTTAAAACTGGTAAAACGCCAGATGGTGTTGCGTCCAAGGGTAAAACCAAAGGCACAATGGTTAAGATGACCAAGGGCGGCAGAGCCTGCTAAGGAACAATCATGGCTACTAGACCAAGTGGAAACAATTACCAACCATTATCAACTTCACCTGAAGAGTCTGAAGATAAAATGTCGTTTCTTGATCGCATGAAATCTGATTTCTCTAGAGTAAAGGCTGGAAATATTGATGATCCTAGCTCTGAGGCATATAAAAAATATGGCGCTGGAGCCAGTCAACTAACGCCACGCAAAGTAAGTATTGGCGATACGGCGGCTGAAGATGACAGACTGAGAAGACGCGCAATGGAACGAAGCCGTGTAATGCAACAAGATATTTCAGCGGGAACTGATTTTGTTGATAGACCTCAAGATGAAGGTTATAGACCTTATGTTTCACCACGAGATCGTGCTGTAGCTGAGGGTGAAAAAGATTCTGGAAAGATTATTGAGAATACTGGCCCCCGTACAAAGCCATCTAAGCCTGCAATAGTTACCAAAGAACAAATGGCTAAAGAAGGTTTTGATAATCTGCGTGATTATTTGAATGCCAAACAAGGGTTGAAACGCCGTAAGGAAAAAGAGCCTACTCCTAAACTTATTGACGCTAAAAATATTAGAAGTGAGGTTCGTTTTGACGACGAAGGACTTATTGATCCTAAAAATATTAGAAGTGGTGCTGGCATGAAGTCTGGTGGCTCTGTTTCTTCCGCTTCACGCCGTGCCGATGGTATTGCCACTAAAGGCAAGACCCGTGGCAAAATTTGTTAAGGAAATATTATGAGTCCAGCAGAAAAACAAGCCCGTGAAGAACAAGCCGACCGCAAAATGCGGGCAGCGGCTGACAAAGCCTACAACAAAGAAATGCCAGAAGCAGATACCACCACTGGTAAGCTCAAAGGCCAGTCAATCATGGATAGCGTTAGGAAATATTCTCCTAATCAAGCCACAGAAGTTGAAGAAGGTGATGCTAATACCAAAAAATATGGTGAAGCTGCTTCTAAGGATTTTACAGAAGGCAAGTATGGTTCTGCTGCATTCAACGCCGCCAAAGGTTTGGGTTCTGCCGCAGACACTATGTTGTTAAAAGCCCCAAAAGCAGCGGCATTTGCTGCACGTAACCGTTTAGTAGATGGCCCTAAAAAAGCTGCTGGCGGCATGATTTCTTCTGCTTCTAAACGTGGTGATGGATGCGCCACAAAAGGCAAAACAAAGGGCACAATGATCACCATGTATGGTGGCGGGAAGTGCTGACATGATGGCAAGCCGTGGAATGGGCGCTATTGCAAAATCCAAAATGCCTAGCGGCATGAAGAAGTCACGTTATGCTGGTGGCGGAAAACTTCCTGCCGCTTTTATAGATGGTGATCAATTTGTAATGGCAGCTAAACGCTACGGCTTAGATGATTTAGATGAGGCGGTTCTTAATAGAATTGTTAATCTGGTCAATCAGGGTGACACTGTTGACTCTGCGGCAAAGAAAGTGGCAGGTAAAAAATGATGGCAAGTCGTGGGATGGGGGCAATATCTCCCAGCAAAATGCCCGGCAGTAAGCGTAAAACTCGCCGTGACGACACTGACTTCACGCAGTACGCTGAAGGCGGTAAAGTCAATGCTGCGGGCAACTACACCAAGCCCGGTTTGCGTAAGAGGATTGTGTCTCAAGTAAAGGCTGCCGCCACCCACGGAACAAGTGCAGGACAATGGTCAGCCCGTAAAGCACAACTTGTTGCCAAGAAGTACAAAGAAGCTGGTGGAGGATATAGAGATTGAAAGCCCCTCAAAAATCGCTCAAAGACTGGGGTGACCAGAAATGGCGCACCAAGTCTGGTAAACCGTCTAGCAAGACGGGGGAGCGGTATTTACCCGAAGCGGCTATTAAGTCTTTATCCCCACAAGAATATGCGGCTACAACCAAAGCCAAACGTGCTGGTAAAGCATCTGGCAAGCAATTTGTAGCTCAACCAAAAACCATTGCAAAGAAAACGGCAGGATTTAGATGACCACTACCGGCTCAACGCTCTTCAATATGGACTTCACGGAGATTGCCGAGGAAGCGTGGGAGAGGGCTGGGCGGGAAATGCGTTCAGGTTATGACTTGCGTACAGCACGTAGGTCAATGAACCTAATGACCATTGAGTGGCAGAACAAAGGCATCAACATGTGGACTATGGAGCAGGGTATCATTAACCTGACTCCGGGTCTGGCCACGTATGCTCTGCCTACAGATACCATTGACCTGCTTGAGCATGTCATCCGTACAGGTCAGAACACCTCCTCTACGCAGGCTGATCTAACCATCACACGTATCAGTGTTTCTACGTATGCGACCATTCCAAACAAACTCAGCCAAGCAAGACCAATCCAAGTTTGGATTCAGCGTCTTTCTGGGCAAACTAATCCAACGACTGCGGTTTTGGATGGAGCCATCACCTCCACGGCAACAACGATCACGCTTAACACGGTGGTTGGGTTAGCCGGAGCAGGATTTATTCGTTTAAACACAGAAGACATCTACTACACCTACATATCAGGGAATACCCTTGGTGGTGTGTACCGTGGTCAGAACAACACGACAGCCGCCGCTCAGGCAGATGGCACAGCAGTCTTCGTCCCGCAGCTTCCTGCGGTTACTGTGTGGCCTACACCTGATAACAGCACCCCTTACCAATTCGTGTACTGGCGCTTAAGGCGAGTGCAGGATGCGGGTGCTGGTATGGAGACATCTGATATGAACTTCCGCTTCCTACCGTGCTTGGTGGCGGGTCTGGCATATCACATTGCCATTAAGACACCTGACCTGATGCCCCGCATTCAGATGCTCAAACAAATTTACGATGAAACCTTTGAAATTGCAGCCGGTGAAGACCGTGAAAAAGCTGCGGTAAGGTTTGTTCCTCGTCCTAATTACATTGGAAGCAGTACGTAATGGGTAATCGGTTTGCATCCGGCAAGATAGCGATTGCTGAATGTGATCGTTGTGGACAGCAGTACAAACTTAAAAAGCTTAAGACTGAGATCATTAAGCAGCGTAAGTATGAGTTGTTAGTTTGCCCTGAATGCTGGGATCCGGATCAGCCGCAGTTAATGTTAGGTACGTTTCCTGTAGATGATCCACAGGCTTTGCGCAATCCTCGTAAAGACACAACGTATGTAACTTCTGGTGTGAATGCTAATGGCAATCTATCAGGTGGTTCACGAGATATTCAGTGGGGCTGGCAACCGGTTGGCGGAGCTAGGTTAAATGATGATGGATTAACACCAAACTACTTGGTGGCAACGACATTTGTTGGTACAGTAACGATATCTTAAGGAGTTTAAACATGGCATATACAAAATCAGCCGACGGAGTTGTTAAAAAGGGTAAGACTGATGTTCAAGTCTTTCCTACTAGCGGCCCTTCACAGAAAGAAATGATGGGCGGAAAAGGTAAAGGTAAGGGTAAAACCAATGCCGATATGAAGACTATGGGTCGTAACTTGGCAAAGATTGCCAATCAGAAACGAGGTTAATCATGGCTACATTTAGCAAAAAGATGATGGGCAAAGAAGTTGGCGATGCCAAAGTCTATGCTACACCCCACACCATGACTGGTAAAGTTGTTAAAGCTACTGACAATCCCGGCTCTGGCCCTGACCACAGTGATGCCGGAACAGTCAATATGGCTGTAGGTAACGTTTATCGTCGTTCACAGCCAGCAGCCAAAACATCTGGCATTAAAATGCGTGGTGCAGGTGCAGCGACTAAAGGTTTTATGTCTCGCGGCCCGATGGCATAAGGTTTAAACGATGGCACTGACATACGCCCAACTCGTGGCTGCGGTAGTTGACTACACGCAGAACACGTTTGACACGACTACGATCAATACAATGATCAAGCAGGCGGAGCAGCGCATCTATAACACGGTGCAGATTGCCAACTTGCGTAAGAACGTGACGGGTGTATTGTCAAACGGCAATAAGTACCTTGCCTGTCCAGAGGATTTCCTCTCGACATATAGCCTTGCCATTTACCCGTACAACGCAACCACTGCTACGGGAACGGCTGGTCAGAAGACTATTGTTGTAGCAAGTACAACTGGTATCGCTGCTGGTCAGCAGGTCACAGGCACAAACATTGGTACTAATGCAATTGTGCGTAGCATCAGCGGAACGACTGTAACCTTGACTGTGGCTAATAGCGGAACGGTAAACGGTGCTGTTGTGTTCCAAGGCGACTATCTATATCTTCTAAACAAAGATGTTAACTTCATACGTGAAGCGTATCCTTTGAGTTCAGAGGTGTCTGAGCCTAAGCACTATGCCATCTTTGGCCCGCAGTCAGCCAACGTCAATGAGTTGTCGTTCATCCTTGGCCCGACACCCAATGCCAATTACTACGCAGAACTGCATTATTACTACTACCCAGAATCTATCGTTACCGCTTTGACCACATGGCTGGGCGATAACTTTGACTCTGCATTGTTGTATGGCACTCTGTCTGAGGCAGGTACATACATGAAGAGCGCACCAGAAGACGGCATGTACAAGCTGTACCAAGAACGGTACGTTCAAGCTATTGCACTACTCAAGAACTTGGGTGATGGCAAGCAACGTGCAGATGCTTATCGTGATGGTCAAGTTAGGGTTCAAGTATCGTGAGTAACATTCTCCAAACCCAAACGACCAGCTTCAAGACAGAGCTATACACAGGCGTTCACAACTTAGCGACCAATACGCTAAAGATTGCTCTGTATACGGCTAATGCTGATTTAAACGAAGCAACCACTGTTTACACAACATCCGGTGAAGTCACCGGTGGTGGATACGTGGCAGGCGGCGTAACGCTGACTGGCGTAACAATTAGCTCGTCTGGCTATACAGCTTATGTAGATTTTGCTGATGTGGCGTTTAACGCATCCGTGACGGCTCGTTGTGCTTTGATCTACAACGTCACGCAGGGTAACAAATCCATAGCTGTGTTGGACTTTGGTTCTGACAAGACCTCTACAAATTTCACCATCACAATGCCTGCTAACACAGCCACAGCAGCATTGATCCGTTCTTCTAATTAAGGAGTCTCACATGAGCATAGATAAACTGACCGCTACAGACCAAGTAGCCGCGATTACAAAATACAACACAATGCCTTCTGATGAGATGGCTATCCACGGTACATACCACGCTATTTGCTACAGTATTGATGGCTTTATTAAATGGGACGAACCCATTCAGAACTTGGTAACGACTGTTGGTAAAAACTTGACCTTGGATACCATCCTTGGTAATTCAGCCGCTGGCGCAGTTGTGATGGGTTTAAAAGGTGTAGGTACAGCCGTAGCCGCTGATACTCAGGCTTCTCACGCAAGCTGGCTAGAAGTTGGCGGCACTAACGCGCCTGCCTATTCAGGCAATCGTCCTACGCCATCGTTTGCGTCAGCCGCCGCAGCTAGCAAAGCTACTTCTTCTGCCGTGTCATTCTCTATGACCAGCACAGGTACGGTGGCGGGTTGCTTTATTAACATTGGTGGTAGCGCAACTAAAGATTCAACCACTGGCACATTGTTTTCTGCTGGTGATTTCTCTAGTTCTAAAGCTGTTGTTAACGGCGACACAATTGCGGTTACATACACATTAACATTGACTTGATATGGCGTTAGCTTGGGGTGACGGTGCATGGGGTGATTTAGGCTGGGGCGGTGTTACCGCCTATGAAGTCAGCATTACCGAGTCATTAACCAACGGTACTTCGTGGGGTCAAGACGCTTGGGGTTCTGGTTCGTGGAGTGGCACATCAGGTATTCAGGATGTTCAGACTGTAGCTCTGACAATGAACGTGGCGGTAGCTGAGTCTGCCGCTATAGCTGAAGATCAAGCCGCTAACGGGCAGTTTGTGGGTTCTGTAACTGAGACAATGGTCATTGCCGATACAAATGCGGCAATAACTAGTTATAACGTCAGTGTGGCAGAGTCGCAGGCTATTACAGATGTAAACGCCGCACAGACAAGTTACAACGAGAGCGTGTCGGATTCAGTTGGGATTGTGGATGTAGAGACAGCGGTTGCCACATTCTTGGGTAATATATCGGAGTCGATTGCAATAGCAGAAGCACAGGTGGCTGTGCTTATTATGGCCATCAATGAGTCGATGGGTATTGCAGAGGGAACGACGGTAGGAACTTATTACCAAGAGTTTTTAACTGAGTCTGCGGCAATCACAGATATAAACAATGGTGGTGCAAACTACCAACTTAGCCGGACGGAAACGATGGCTATAACGGAAATAAACGGTGGGCGATATTTGTGGGAAATTATTGATGACACAGAGGTCGCAAACTGGCAAAATATCAGCAATCCACAAACACCGGGTTGGACGGCTGTTAACAATACAGAATCACCCGGTTGGACAGTAATTTCTACACAGTAGGAGCATTAAATGTCAAATACGGCACTAATAGGCCTCACGCTACCAGCCACGGGCACATTGTCCGGGCAGTGGGGCGACACAGTTAACAACGCCATCTCGCAGATTGTGGACGTTGCCGTTGCTGGTACACAGACAATCTCCACTGATGCAAACATCACGCTGACCCTGACTACGGGTACATACGCAAGTACAGGTCTAACAGCCAATAGCTCCCAGTACGCAATTCTTCTGTGGACAGCAGGCGGCACGGCTACACGAACCATTACGGTTCCAGCCCAGTCTAAGACCTACGTTGTTATCAACAAAACGTCTAGCACCCAGTCAATTATTATCCAAGGCACAACCGGAACGGGTGTTACTGTGCCTGCGGGTACACGGGCTATTGTGGCTTGGGATGGCACTAACTTTGTTAATGTGGGCGGTGGCTCTGCGGCTGGCTCTAACACGCAAGTTCAGTTTAATAGCTCTGGTTCATTTGGTGCTTCTGCTAACCTGACCTTTGACGGCACAACGTTGACAGCCAATGACTTCATTGACTCTTCACTAACAGCCAGCAAGCCTGTATTTACAAACGGCAGTAAGAACTTGGTGTCTACTGGAACTCTTGGTGTGGATCAGGGCGGTACAGGTTTAACCACTTTGACTGCCAACAACGTAATTCTGGGTAACGGAACATCTACACCTAGTTTTGTTGCACCCGGCTCAAACGGTAATGTTTTAGTGTCTAACGGCACAACTTGGACATCCGCCGCACCAGCGGCATCTGGTGTATCTCAAGCGAGAGCAACGGCTATCGCAATGGTCTTTGGCTTTTAAGGAACTATCATGGCAAATCCAAATCTTTTCGCCGCGACCACAGCGTCAGGCACAACTACATAC